TCCACCACCTACTGTCACATCAAATCCACCACCTACTGTGACATCAAATCCACCACATGCTGTGACATCAAATGTTCAGCCTAGTGTCACATCAAATCCACCACCTACTGTGACATCAAATGTTCAGCCTAGTGTAACATCAAATAATTCAATTCAAATAAATAAAGAAAAGGAGTTAGAAGAAAAAGTAAAAAATACAAATGTAACACTTTTGATTACACAAAGAAAACTTATGGATGCAGAAAAGAAAATTAAGGATTTACTAGAAGCGAAAAACAAACTAGGAACATCATCCATTGTTGTGCCTTCCGATTGTGAATCTACAAGCAAACGAAATAGCATCCGAAAACATCGGGTTGAGCGCAAAAGAAAAATATAATCCTTATTTTATATCTAGATAATAAATATAAAATAAAAACGGCTTAAACCTTGCACCATATAAATTATAACTAATATGATTAAATATTTGGTAGTTCATTGCAAGCATGAGGGATGTTATGATTTTCATTGTTATGATGATGAAGAAAAGAATATTCGCTTAACATCCATTCGCATTAATCCTCCCAAGATTTTTATGTTTGAAACCAAAGAAGCCGCGCATGATTTTTTTTGCGATTATATTACTGATGTAGATAATATGGATCCGAGATGCAAAAAGGGTCAAGATGTTGAGCATTTAGAATATTGCACATGTGGAATTATGGATGTGGATGATGATGGAAACCCTGTATTGTTTTATAATAAGAAAAATCAAATTTTTTTACTAGAAAATTCATCACAATTGTTCTCTGTATCTCAAAATATGAATAATCAGATTATAAATATGAATGAAACCAACAAGGTAATTCGTAAATATAGAAATTTGGATAATGAACAAAGACAAAAATATATTGAGCTTGGTGAATTATGCAAGGAATGCATTACTAATGAGGAAAATGGCACTTTAAATGATGATGACATTCCTAAGAAATAATTAATACTTTTTCAGAATTGAATGTAGGATATGCAAAATTATAAAAAAAATATGCAGTAGGACTTATTATATATGGTTTGTTTTTATTTAGTAAATTATTGATTATATGTGAATTATGCGATATATTTTCAATTGCGCAAAATCCAAATTTATTTTCATTTGCAATTTTCCAAAAACTTATTTTGAAACCATGCGCGAATGTTTCTGGATCACTCATTTGATTTATGCTAGCAAAACAGGATAATACTTCTAGATCTTTTTCAATGTATGTGCATGTTTTTCTAAAAAAATAAACGGCTCCTATGTTGTTTTCTTCCATAATTACACTTATAAAAATATTCTTCGTTTTTATTAATTCAATTATATTTGATGGTTCTGTATTAATAATAATATCAAATAACTTACTATTTTCTTTCAAAAAATTCATTAAAATAAAAAAATTAGATGGAGTTATTTCCAGAATAGTAAGCATACCTGGCAAAGGTGTGGGTTGAACCCATGTTGTAACATGGAATCCATATGTATCATATGCACATAATGGAACAATTCCAGTGAGTTCATCTTCTCTCTTGAAGAGAGAAACTGATATCTTTTTATTTTGGTGACTTTGATTGTAATGATGCGTTTGTATTAATTGGGATGCAATATTTTGTTTGCGTTTTGCTTTATCCACACATAAGTAATCAACATAATAAACGCAAAATGTTGCATCCTTTGACCCATTTTGAATAGATACATAAATGGGCCTAGATGTGATCATTCCAATTATCCGGGAAAACTCTTCCGTAGTGCCTTTTTTTAAGTCCTGCATAAGTTCTTTTTCGTAATATAAGGATAGCAATGAATCTTGGTTATGACATTCAAAATAAGGAAATATGTTTTTACTTGAAGGAGAGAAAATATTATCCTTGTTTTGCAAATAATGGAGACAAATAAAATGCGTTATATTTTGTTTTTTTAGATCACTCAACCTTTTATAATCTAGTGTCTGAATATTCTTGAAATTTGTGTATTTATTTTTCTCTGGCAAATGATGGTTTATAATTCCAGGAGGAAAGAGTGTATAATACCAATTATATACATGAAAAACAGGTTGAATAGACCAGAAACGATACTTTATTTTTATATATGCGATTAATAATATATAAACAAGTAAAATAATAAATGGTATTAATAATAATTTGTTGTCATACATATTATTATTATTTAAAAAGATTTCACTCTACTTGGCGCATCAATTATAAGGAATGCGTTACTCTATAATTTTCACAGCTTTTTTTATATATTCTTATTGCTGCATTTTTGTCCAATATATTTCCGATTTCTACTTGTTTATGTTCTAGATCCTTATAATGCTTATAAAAGTAACGAATTTTTTCAATAGTGTGCGCCGGTATATCATGAATGTCATGAATGGATTTGTATGTGGGATCTATCTTGTCACATGGACACATGATCAATTTCGGATCAACCCCTTCGTCATCCCTCGTTTCTAGACAGCCTAAAAATTTGCACTTAATAGAACAACCTGGTATGAGCTCATCATCCATAAGAACAATCACATCAATCGGGTCATTGTCAAGGCTTAATGTGTTGGGTATAAAACCATAATTAAATGGATAACTAAACGGCGTATGTAATATCCTATCACATACAAGTATATTTTTCTTATGATTAAACTCATATTTTATGTGAGAATTTTTGGAAATTTCAATATAAACATCTACACATAATTCAGACTCCATAATATATAAAAATCAAATATATTTTATATATTGTTTTAACCTATTTCTATACCTTAAGTTGGCTTAATAAGTATATATAAATACTGATGCTCATAAGCACAGCTTACCATGTTTATTTTTCCTTGAACTATAAATCCTGCCTCTTGGGCCATATTTAAAATATCTTCTGTTGGTTCCATATATAATGTTTGCGTTTGTTTCCTAACCTTCCCATTATCAAATTTAAATTTTTCATCAAAAGTTGCTATGTTTTTATTTTCATTTAAATTGAAATCCGCTTCATATACAAATTCATTAAATGTTACTTTTGTATGAGTAATGCGTTCTTTTGCATATTTTTGCGGTGATACTATAAATAGAGGATTTCCGGATGGTAATATTGGATCAAATCTCTCCCTATCCACTAAATGTATGATTAATGTACCTCCGTGCTTTAACCAATCCATGCAGTTTGAAAAGAACATTCTTTTATCCTTCATAAAATAAATGGTAAAATACATACATAATATGTGAGTGAAACTATTGGGCAAAAACAATTTTGAATCTGTTGCATCTCCCAATTCAAATAAATAATTTGGAAAACGTTCTTTTGCACGTTTCAACATTTCATTGGATTTATCAATTCCGATTACATTGTAACCTCTCGCTCCTAAAGAAGCTACATGATGACCTGTTCCAGAACCTACGTCTAATATAATGCTCTTTGTATTTGGTTTTGTACTATCTATAATAGATGTAATTTCAAATTCATTTTTCATATTATTAAAAACTAAAAGGTCGTAAATTTTTGAATAAAATTTATCATAAACCTCTGTGTCCCTAACAAATAAGAAATTGTCTTTTTGAACTTCATCTAACTCACCTGAGGTATATCCTTCTTTTCTATTTTTTAATTCTTCATTTGCATATCTAAAAAATACTACAACGATTAGCATTATAGTGATGAATAACAATATTTTACCAAAATTACTAAGTTTTCCATAAATATTTGTAATTGATTTTATAACAGAATTCATTTCGTCTATATGTATTGTTGTTATTTTTTTTGTGTAACTTTTTATTATATGTGCGAAATTGAAATAAATGATATCAGATTACAGGGAGAATTTAAAGGGATCTCTTTTTCCAACTTCAAAAAGTCTGATGTTAAAAAAGAATTACTAAATTCACTCATTCATTCTAAAATAGAACCTGCTTGTTATTGGAGTGCCGAACTTATATGTTCTGGACATTATGGCGATTTATGGGAAATAATTCTTCATTTTTATAGCAAATATATTCATTTAGGAAATCCTAAAATAGCCATTTATTTAGAATTTCGGGTTAATAATTTTAAAGAAATTGTTCGCAATGGGTATATAGATAATGAAATAAGAATGAGAAATAATGCTAAAATTAGAAAATTGTTTTGTGAAATTATGTGTGTTCTTTGCGATGCCAAAAGAAAACATAGTTTTGATAATATAAAGATTAAAAAGGATGATTTTGACATGACACAAATGTGTGACCGTTTTAAAGCTCCTAATTCCCGTTATGGAGAAGAAATTTTTATGAAGGATGACCCTAAGGAGCTTTTTATCGCAGTCAATGAACTCGCCTATTCCATATCTAATGATAGTCGCAACATTATTACCGCATGTTATTGGATTGAATGGATTATAGAATTTGAAAATATATGCAAAAGTAAAAAGGATAAGGTCTTTTGTGAGAGAAGAAGTCAAATCCCAGTAGAACCAAAATATCAAAAAGATATCATATGGCTTGCGTGGGATCTATTTTTGACAGAAGTTGAAAAGCATACACCTATTATTAAAAAAATTATGCATGCGTTGCTTTCATTATTTACATTGAAATATACGAGTGGTTGTCACCGAAAACGCAAATATATTCTCTATTTTGCAGTTTCATTACTCTGTGAAAATGTTCATTTGGAGGATGAAATTATTAGAGATAATCAAAAAGAAATTGTAGCAACCATTATCAAAAAAATAGATACAATCTATGGACAAATTAAAAAGAATGAAATCGCTCCAAATACAGATTATTTGTTTAGAGATGTCAAGGCTTCTAATTTAGAAAAAACAATTGAGAAATTAGAAAAGTTGAACAGTTTTGGAGAAACATTTATTCCACGCGTTTAGTAACTAATTTTAACTTTTTTATAAATATTTTTACACCTTTTCTCATTTAAAACGCCCATTATAAACGCTAAAAAAGAAAAATATTTTTAAAAAAATATTCACAATATATATATGCCAAAAACGCATCGTAAAAGATATGGAGGCGCTACTAGAAAACGAAGATCTTCATCTAATTTGAGTTCTTTTCAAAAAGAAATTACTGTTGTCTTTTTTGAAATGCTTTTAACGGTAAAACTATTCCATTGGAATACTCATAGTCACTCGGTTCATAAAGCTACAGATGAGTTATACGGAGAACTCAATAGTCATATGGACGACTTTATTGAAATACTTCTAGGTAAAAGCGGAACCAGAATAGACTTTGGCAACCAAAAGACGATTCAATTAAATAACTTGAAAAGTTTAGATCAACTGATTAAAAAAGTAAATGATTTCAAATCTTATTTAGTGGGGTTGTCTCATCATAAAGGGTTATCTTCTATGACCAATACTGATTTACTCAACATTCGCGATGAAATATTAGGTGATATGAATAAATTTTTATATCTATTGTCACAGAAATAAATGGAAAAGAGAGAACATTGTTTATAATGAAAAAATAATATATATATTTTTATTATAATGGACAACATGTCAAATTCTATTTTACAAAGCAGTGAAGCTTCTTCGGTTCCCTCCTTTTCATCAGGAACTACAGATTCTGACAGCTTTATAGATAAAATAAAAAATATGAACCTCACTACTTGGCTCATTATTATTCTTGTTTTAGCATTTTTAGGTCTAAATGTTTTTGCTTATTTAGCAAAGGGAACCCAGGCGGTAACAGATGTATTTAAGCCAGTAGTTGATAGCACGGTTGGAATATTTGCTTACATTACAGGTCAAACAATAAGCACCGTTGCTGAAGGAGGGAAAGCTGTTGTTGGCGTTGCAGCAGGAACTGCAAATACCGCATTGGATGTAGTTCAAGATATTGCTACGCCTGAACCGCAAGGCGCTACCCCCAAGGCTGCAAAGGCTTCCTTAAAATCTGTTAAATTTGCAAATGAAGAACCCGACGTTATGAGAGAAAATTCATTAAATAGAGCTTTAAATACTAGAAAAAGAAGTGCTCAACAAACTATGAATGATTATGAAGCAGACGATTCACTTAGTCAAATACAAGGCAGAAATAAATCTGGATGGTGTTATATTGGCGAAGACCGTGGGTTCAGGTCGTGCGTTGAAGTAGGCCCGAATGATGGATGCATGTCTGGAGATATTTTCCCCACACAAGAAATATGTATCAACCCCACATTGAGAGCATAATTATAATATTTGAACATTCACTACATTTGAAGGGTCGGATTTAATTGTACGACTTATAGATATAATATAAAACGAATATGTTTCTCCACTGGTTAGACTGGTAACAATATATTTTGTGTTTTGAAAGGATACACTTGCTATTAACTGACCGTCTTGGAATATTTCATAACTAGATATAGGCAAGCAATCATTTGTATCAGGCGTCCAAAATAATTCTATTGAGCTTGAGCTTGTTGTTACATTTTGATAATACAATGTAGGCGGAATAGGTTTTACACCACTGACAAATGCCTTATAACCCTGTGGCCATTTTGTGCCACTATTTGACATAACATATCGTTGTCTAGGATAGAATGTTTGCAAACGATTTGACCAACATAAGGGTTGTATAGGACCTGGAACATCGGAATCCGTGGTAGGAAAACACAATGGAGTACTCGTTTTTTGAATAACCTTTCCAGTACATGGATCTACATAAGTGTTACAAAGAAGTGTGCCACCATCTTCTACTGTAGTAGTAGGACACCCATAAGGATTAGGGACATTCGTTTCAAAAGGTCCAGCAGGATTATTAGGCTCTCCGACAAGAATATTCGGATAAGGATAAAAAGTAGAATTTACACGTTTTAGACTTGAATTATTTGGGTTGCTATATGTCACACTTTGAGTAGCCCATGTTTTATTGCGATTTACCCAATTTCCAGTCATAATTTTACTATATTTTTGAGATCTTGTTAGATTGGAACTATTTTTTTTATATTGTAGAATATTACCTTTATAATATAATTTTTCTTGATATAATGCCTCCGCTAAAGGTACAGTTTGATTGGTAAAAGGCACAAATACGCTATCATAAGAACTATCTACGGTGTATGTGCATAAATTTTGAACTCTAGACCATACTCTTGGTGGAGTGGGATTATAGTTGCCGCCATAGGACATATTATATAATCCTAATTTATTTATTACATAAAAACAATGAATAAATTATAAAAATTAAAATCGCCCTCTTACTGCTGCCGGAGGAATATCATCTCTTGTTGGATAAAACATGTTACCCACATCGCCAAAATACCATCTCAATGATAAGTAATTTGGAGTTCTAAGATTAATACTTGTATTCGCATTCAATAATGTTGTATCAGGACCTTTGTATAAAATGCTTTGAATCTCTCTCGTACCTAAAGCATAATTGTAATACCATAAATTAGAAATATTTCCTGAAAATCCGCCATTCATAGCTACATAAACATCTCCATAATTTTGTTTGGGAACACCTGCTAATTTTATGCTACGTGTAATGGTTCCATTAATATAAACATCCATAGTCTCGTTTTGTACTCTTATAATTACATTTACCCATTTGTTTAGAGGAATATCAGGTATTACTACTTCCTCATTTATGCTTCTAAATGTATTCATAACTACAACCAATGAATTTGTATTTGGTGCAATATATAATCCAGGCGCATTGTTGGGGAAATTGAGACCCTCGGGAGTTAAATTGCTATTTCCTTTATGGAATATGTGTCTAAACTGGCCTTGTAAGTATTTCAAATCGTCAATAAATATCCATACAGACCATGAAAATTCAATGCCTTTATTCGCATTTACTGAACGATAAATGGTAACTGCATCATTATAGCTAGGGTCTTGGTGGAATGTAATAGCCTGCTTCGCATCAACCATACCAGTTATTAAATGTGGCGACTCATTAGGCTGCAAAAATCGTGCAACTAAAGATATACCAAGATTTAATAAAACGATAAATCCAAATATCACTAAAAGTAGAAATGCAAATCTCATTATTAAATTATTACTTTCCATGAATGAACTAAGATCTGAACTTCCTGAAGTATTTGCTGTTGAAAATGATTTAAATGTAGAAGTATCACTCATCTATATATATTAAATAAATAAGAAAATTTAATATATTAATTAATTTAGTTCTAAATGGTTGTTGTACTTTGAACTGTACCGTCTTGCAATAATGATATTTGTATTTCATAAGAACCCATAAGATTTGAAAATAAACCTCCTCCATAACCTTTGCTGTAAATGTTCCATACTTGTTGAGGATTAAGGGCTTCAGGGAAATATTCAAGCTTTGCAGTATTGCCAGAGAAGCCACCTGCAGGAGTTAAAATTACATCAGAATTGTTATTCACATTGGCAATACCAGGCAACAAACATGTTTTAGCTAATTTTCCATCTATATAAACATCTAATGTTCTACCATATACACTTATTACTAAATTAACCCATCGTTGTATGGGTACATTTGTAACTGAACATGTATGAATAATGCTTCTGTTGCCTTCATCCCCTGAATCTGGATTCACACCAGGAAAGCATGACAATGCAATAGCAATATTATTTTCAACAGCACCAAGGATTACCACGGGGCATGGGTCTCTACCAGGGACACCAGGGAACACTTGCTCGTCCGCGCTACCTTTTCCTCCCATTCTACCAAAAATCACCTTGGGTCTTCCATACTTGTAGTTCCAATCATTCACATAAAACCAAACAGAATATGCAAAGTTACTAGATGGAACATCACTATCATTGCTTGCTAAACTATCGGCACTAATTGTTGTCATAACCGTGGCATCATTAACCCCTGACAATGTATATGGTTCTGTAAATAAATATTTAAGCAACATAAGTATTAACAATATCACTACAATGGTTATAAAAATAGTTAAAGGGCTCATTGTATATTATAGATTTAGAAATTTTATTATTTGTTATGTGAAATAATTGTTTTTACATTATTGTCTGTTGTTGGAGGATTTTTATTTTTTAATGAATTATAAATAAAATAGGTTTGGTTTATTGTTAAAGCTTTTCTATAATAAACTAAATTGCTAATTCCACCGTAAATACCGTTTTCTTGGCCAATCGTTAGCAAATCATTCTCTCTAAATGCAATAACACCATTTGCGGATTTTACTAATTCATTATTGATAAATATATCTAAAGTTCCGCCGTTATAATTTACAATAATATTGTTCCACTTTTGTAATAAAAAATTGGGTTGAATAAGTATAATTCTATTTCCATTTTCATCAAAATCTAACATTTTATTTGTAGTAGTAGCCATCAAATCTTTTTGGTTCATTGTTACCATTAATGTATTTGTTTCTGCTTTGTAAAAAATTTGGGGTTTTTGACTGAAATTTAATACTGACGTATATTTATTATAGGACGGGTTTGTATTTGGTGGTGCGCTGTCTATGAAAAGCCAAAATGAAATCGCGTATTGATAATCAGGATCTAGCGAACCATTTAATTCTTCAAAACTCCCCAACGAATGTAATTTGTTTGTTTCAACAGGTTGATTAACTAATTGGTTCCCACCTTGTATTGCGATCTTTGAAGATATTACAGGCAACAATAATATACCTAATAAAAGACCTATTGATAATATTAATAGTCCCACTGTTCCTTTATCCTTTGTCGCTTCACTTGCTTCTTCTACAATTTGTTTTCCACTTGGGGTTTGACCAAAAGAGAGAAGTGTGTCCAGGGCATTTGAAAAAATGCAGGGTATATACAAAAATAAATTTACTATCAATTCTACAAATGCATTTTTCTTATTGTTTCCTACTGGAAATTTTGCAAATATTGTTCTATACACTAACATTAAAACAATTATCACCAGAAGTAAGTTTAACATGAAGCTTACTATCCCACTGCCGGACGACATATTTTGCAAATTATATGTAATCCATGAAATGATTAACCCAGACAAAATAATGCCAAACAAGTATAAAAGTGATTTTTTGCCCAAATCAAATTGACTTACGTCTGTTTTTCCTACACCTCCATCTACATATAAACTTATAATAAGAGCACTTGCCCAAACTAAACTTATTACGCAAAATAATATTACAATCAATGTGGAAATCCAAATATCGTTTCCAATGACTCCATTACTAAAAATCATAGTCATAATGAAAAAAGCCAAAAATAGGAAAAATCCTATTCCACCATAAAATGCAAAATTATTTGGTTTTGGAATAGTTACTTTGGCAGAACCAAATTTGGGCAATGTAAAACTTATTATTAAATATAATAAACCAAATACTGCTGTAATGATAGTAAGCAATAAAGAATAACCGAAATTTTCTTGTATTAACCCTCCTGGATCAATGTCATAATAAATAATCATAATGGTAATAAAACAAAAAAGTAAAATCACATTTTTTATTCTCTCATAAACAATATTGAATTGTTCCACATAATTTTGTGCGAGACCTTTATAAAAAGCAAATCCTGTCAATAAAAAGGTTGCTAATGTGAATATATATGCATATTTGTTTAATGTATCATTATATTCACTTTCCATATATCTGAAAAAAATAATGAGAAAAATGGTATATCCAACAACATACAGTACATTTTTAATTTGGGACAAAAATTGTCTCACTTCTTTAAAGTTTGGGAGCAATAATATGACTGCACCGAATAAGATGATACCTAAAAAGATGATTATAAATACTGTACCGGTTATTTGCAATTGGGCTTCTTTATCGGTGCTACTGCTCTCACTTGACGAATCGCTTTTTGGCAATTTTCCATTATTAAAGACTAAAATAATCAATAGCACTACGAACCCTGCTATAAAAATTGTTACACCTATTGCTGCGGCTTTTGCAACCTTCGGGTCTCCTAATTCATCTATAATTGTCTTATTAATTGTAGTTTCACTGCTCATAATGTTATAATACTAATATATTACAATATTATTTTATGTTAATCATAACTTTTCTAAAACTAGATTACATATTTTCACTAGCTGTTTTTTTTCCATGACAATTTCTACATAAGGCAATTAGATTTTGAACATCATTTCCACCACCATATTCTAGGCGAATGCGATGATCAATTTCAAATGTATGATCCAGTTGTGATTGACAATGACCACATTTCCAATCTTGACATGACGCAACATATTTCTTTTTTGTTTCACTTACACTTCGTTTCGTTGCATTTTTCCCAGAATTTAACATCCGCATATTTCCAGGAATGGATGCTGGCGACACATCATTCAAATTTTCCATAAAACTATTTTCATTAGATGATGTAAAATCAATAATAGGACTCAACATGTCCATTGCATCTTTATTTATCGGCATAAATTTTACCATGTTATTTGCATAGAGTAGCATATTTCTACCTTTATCGGGACTGCGTTTTAATATAGCATATATTCCTATTCCTAAAATAGCATAGAATATCATTTTATAATACTTTTTATATCCTTGTAGCATTTTCAAATATTTTCCATCATGATAAGAATCATACACAATAAATGCAGTTATTCCTAATACGAATATTTCTAGTCTCATTATATAAATATTTATATTTTATAAATATTTATTATTATTTTATAGTCTGCGCTGGTTTTCCATGTCGTCATTACGACGAGTTTCACGACGTGTTTCGCGGGTACCATTATTAGCTGTCATTCCTTCATAAGACGTAGATTGGTTCATAGGATCTAAAGCACGAATTTGCTTAATTTCTCTCATAACGCCAAGTGCAACCAAAAATGTCATAACATAGGGAGCCAAAACAAGGAACCATGAAATGGAAGGATTTATCTTATCACAAACCCAGGCCAAAAACATTGTCCAAATAACAGCAAACAATAGCTGGATAAAAATGCCTAAAAATGTGAAACGGTTGAAAAGAGACATTATAATTGCCAAAACAGCCAATGCAAAATATACTTTTGCAGGAGTACAAAGTTTTGCAAAATCCTTGTTCATTTATATAAAAATGCAATATTTTATTTTGCAAATACTATGTTCTTTTATTTACTATTTTTATTATTTTTTAGTTTTTCTTTTTTTAGTTTTTCTTTTCCTTTTTTCTGAAAATAGATACATCTTATTCGTTTTTCTTCTATTTCGTCTTCTAAATACTAATTTACCACTTCTTTTTGTTTTTCGGTTTTTTACATATTGAGAAACAATCCTTTGGCTTATGCCACTTGCGGTATTGTTTATTTCATTGTCAATTAAACGATTAAACGTTTCTAAGTGTCTTCTTAAATCATCTAAATCAATGGGTTCCGTACGCGGACTATATAAATAGAATACAAATAGATTTTTCATCAATTGGAACATACCTAATTGATTTTCATTCAATCTATCATAATTATCATCTAAAAAACTTAATATGGGATAATAGAGACATATAAATCCCCAAATATCTATAATATGTATAAATACATCATTTAAATATTCACGCAAAGAAAGAGTTCCATCTTTCCTAAAACGCGTAAAAAAATGTAGTACTTCTATGATATAGTTTGTAATATAATTCATTGTAAATTGCGTTTGTATAACCAACTCCTTGTCTTTCTCATCAACGTCGGGTATTTCCCGAACAAAAAGAATTGTCATAATTTGATTAATAAATTTAAAATGACCTGTGCCTCTTTTTTCAATCCAAAAATGAATATAATCAATTACAAATGGCCTTAATTGATCTGGATCTGGTTCTCCACCATTTTTTAAATAGGCCGAATATTTTTGAAAAAAATCATCTGTAAAAAGAATAATTGAAAAAGGAACATTAAACTGCAATGGACGGTTTCTCCATGACTTTGGAAATGGAGTTTCTTCGCTGGGTTCATATTCTACAGATAACCCCCAGTCAATTAATCTCATTTTTAATTGACCATCTTTCTCTTCCACCAGAACATTAGAATCTTTAATATCACTATGATAAACATTTAATTCGTTCATAGGAACAATACCATCGTTCAACAATTCAATTAGTTTTTCATTTGTTCTTTTTATCTTTCTGAAAGAGCCATCCATAAATAAATAATCATCTAATGGAATGCCTCCATATGGCATAGTTAAAAGCATCATATCATCTAATTTATTATTTATGTTATCTTTATCTATATTTTCCTTTGGTAAAGCAGTGCATTTTTCTTTAAACTGAACTAGATCGGTTTTCGTTAATTTTGCAGGTTTGCAAATATGTGTTCCTGTTACCAAATAATAATCTTCATAATCTAATATATTTTTTAATTTCTCTCTTATGGATAAAATTTCTTCGTATTCTTTCAATGCATGTCTTTCAATCATTAATTTGGATATTTTGTTTTTCTCTCTTCTCGTTGAACCTTGACATTTCAAGGCCGGTTCAAAAACGCATCCAAATCCTCCAGATGCAATAACCTTGCCTCCTTTATTATTTTTTTTCATTATCTTATTATATATATTCAATATTATATATAATAAATTTTATTTATTTTCTTTATATTGCATTTGTTTATTTGTTTAAGTTTTCATTTTTCATAAAAATAATAAATCAATCCTATTAATGAACCCAAAGATATTGCGTAAATAATCATCTTCTTAAGCTTGTAAAATTCTTTCATCTTTTCATCATTTGTTTTATATTGTGAATAAAACTCTATGTAAAATTGATCTAATGTAATTTGTGGTTTTTCCAGCTTTTCATTTATTTTGTTGTGTATGAACCATGTCCAACGTACAAAAGCTTCCCTATTATCAAGATAAGGCTGAACTGGATACATATTTAACAGCTTACTAAAATCAGAACTCATTTTCTCAATGGGTATAAACAAAGGAAGGCTATGAATAAACTCATAATATTTCTTTTTTGTAATTGCATTTGGATTATTTGGATATGTCATTGCAATTGTATGAATAAAGTGCCAATAATGAGGTCCCCATATTTTTGGATCTAGATTTACCATATAATTTATTTTTATAATATTTCATTTGTTTGAACTATTTTGATATGGTAATAAAAGGCATTAAACAATTTACATATTCTTTCTCTCTTTGATGTTGCCTACAAAACTGATACATCCTTGTTGCAGATCCACGTCCTTTCGTGCATCCTAAATTAATAGTCGCACCTACTACTTTTCCATTACCATATACACGTTTTGCATATAAACCAGGTATCATTTATATATAGTTTATATTTTATTTTTCTATATAACATTCGTAGAAACAACCCATTTAAACATATATCTATATAGTAAATAATTATATCATATGAATAAACTAATAAATACAATATGCAATAATTGTGGAAAGCATGGACATCTTTTTCACCAGTGCAAATTACCAATTACTAGTTATGGGGTCATTGTTTTTAGGCTTACAAGTGAAGGAATTCAGTATTTAATGATAAGACGCAAAGATAGTTTTGGTTATATTGATTTTATCCGAGGCAAGTATTCTCCTCACAATGTTTATCAGTTGCAAAATATAGTTAATGAAATGTCTATTTATGAGAAAGAGAAGATCTTGACTCAACCTTTTGATAAATTATGGTTAGAAATGTGGGGTGAAAGTTTTGCTAGCCAGTATAAAAATGAGGAAATTAGTTCTAGTAAAAAGTTTGAACTGATTAAAAATGGCGTTATGGACAATGATAAAACAATTACCATTAAGGATATTGTAGAAATGAGTGATACACAATGGTGTGAGACCGAATGGGAATTTCCAAAAGGTCGTCGCAATTATAAGGAGAAAGATTTAGAATGCGCCATGAGAGAATTTGAAGAAGAAACGGGCATATTGCGTTCTAAATTTACAATTATTGAAAATATTATGCCATTTGAAGAAATATTTATTGGAACTAATTGCAAATCATATAAACACAAATATTTTATTGCTCATATGAACCATGATGATGACCTTATTAATTATCAAAAAACAGAAGTAAGCAAAATAGAATGGAAAACTTACGAACAATGTTTAGAATCTATTAGACCTTATAATTTAGAAAAAAAGAATTTAATTGCAAATATAAATAAAGTATTACAGGAATATAGATTATATTCATAATATATAAGTATTATGGCTAACACTAAAAAAGATAAAATTAAAATATCCCCTGAAATTTCTGGAATAAATGATGTAGAAGAAAATAAGACTAAGAATAAAAAAAAATTTATATTATCAGAGTCGTCTGATAACTCTTCCGAATGCAACGTTGATTTAGAAAAGGATGCAAAGGGGTTGAATTGCACAGATACAAACTATTTTTCTAATGATTGTAATAAATTTCAATTAAAGAAAGAGGTTGCAGAGAGAAATTGTCTATCAAGTAATGAAGGTCATGATGAATTTTTGTATCCTAATTTGAACGATACCAACTTCAATATAAAAATCGCGGAAAAAAAAGAATTCAATGATACTAAGTATGATGGTGTCATTTACGAAGATATAAAAAAACAGGCTGACATATTAAGTAATGCGGACTTTGAACTGCAACCACATCAAGCATTTGTTAAAAACTTTATGTCTTTCCAAACACCTTATAATAGTCTTCTTCTTTTTCATGGTCTAGGTTCTGGCAAAACGTGCAGTGCAATTGGTGTGTGTGAAGAAATGAGGGATTACATGAAACAAATGGGCATTACAAAGAGAATTATTATAGTAGCTTCTGAAAATGTACAAGATAATTTCAAATTGCAATTGTTTGATGAGAGAAAGTTAAAATTAGTGGATGGATTATGGAATATTCGAGCTTGTACTGGAAACAAATTGTTGCAAGAAATAAATCCAATGAATATGAAAGGCATTCCAAAAGAAAAGGTAATCTCCCAAATCAAAACAATTATTAATGCGTATTATATATTTTTAGGTTATGGCCAATTTGCAAATTATATTATTAAAACGATGGCTCAGGACGATGAGAGTGAGACCAAAATTGGAAGCAAAGAGTTAAGCAAACGCATGGTTCGCCGGCTTCGGAATGAGTTTGATAATCGTCTTATTGTGATTGATGAAGTACATAATATTCGCAAAACAGATGATAATGAGAATAAAAAGGTCGCATTAAATTTAGAATTACTTGTAAAATCCGCACACAATATGCGTTTTTTGCTTCTCTCTGCGACACCTATGTATAATAGTTACAAAGAAATAATTTGGTTACTCAATTTGATGAATATGAATGATAGGCGAGCAAAAATAGATGTGAAGGATGTATTTGATAAAAAGGGAGATTTCAAAAATGGCGGCGAAGAAATGCTTATTCGGAAAGCAACAGGATATATATCCTTTGTAAGAGGCGAAAATCCATATACTTTCCCTTATCGTATTTATCCTTCTATTTTTGATAAGGCACATACTTTTAAAAAATTTAATGATGATGATATTGGTTTTGATTATCCAAATTATCAGATGAATTTAAAAAAAATTAAAAATCAAGACAAAAAGAGAATTCTAAGTTTGTATTTGAATGAAATCGGGAACTGTGAGACCTGTGGTGAATGTCAATATTGTTTGTATAAATATATTATTTACAATTTGCGTAATAAAAAATTTACAGTAACTACAAAAAAAGGCGTTGTACGAGACATGCCCAGTTTTGAAAATATGGAATCTTTTGGTTACACATTGCTGCAAACACCATTAGAATCCTTGATTATTTCTTATCCTGTAAAAGGTTTGAAGACACATATGAAACAAATATTGAATGAAGATTATTCTGATGACTTTAGTCCGAGTTTCTCCGATTTGTCAAAGAGAGAAAAGGAACAAGCTGATAAAGACCGTCCTGGTTTCGTTGATGATGAAATGGATGAAGTTATGTCTGAAATTGAATCTAATCCACAGCCTGACGTTGAGTTACAGAGAGAAATGTCTCAAAATGCTGGTAAAAAGGGTGCCGATATAAATATAGACCCTCACGATTTGACCGGCAAAAAAGGTCTTGAAAGAATGATGGACTTTGTTGATGATAAATCTCCTCCTAAAAAGGGGTCATTTGAATATAAAAAGAGCACTGTAAGTGATTATGGACGGATTTTCTCTCGTGACATCATAGGAAAATATAGTTCAAAAATTAAATGTATATTAGATAAAATTTATAATCCTGAAACTGAAATGGTTAGCGAAGGAGTTATACTTATTTACTCACAATATATTGATAGTGGTTTAATTCCTATGGCGCTTGCATTAGAAGAAATGGGATTTACAAGATACGGTGAAAATACTCAAAATTTGTTCAAAAATAAACCGACTGATGTCGTGGATGCAAAAACAATGAAACCACCCAAAGATAAAAAGAAATTTACACCTGCGCGTTATTCTCTAATTACTGGAGATCCAAGAATCTCACCTAACAATGACTATGAAGTAAAAGGACTTACCGGCGATGATAATAAAGACGGACATAAGGTAAAAGTTGTTCTTATTTCCAAGGCTGGATCCGAAGGTATTGATTTTAAATTTATACGCCAGGTTCATATTTTAGAGCCATGGTATAACATGAATCGTCTAGAACAGATTATTGGTCGTGCAGTTCGTAATTTCTCTCATAAAGACCTAGATTTTGAGAAAAGAAATGTGGAAATTTATATGTATGGCACAATTTTAACAAGTGAAAATGAAGAAGAGGCGGCGGATCTTTATGTATATCGTGTCGCCGAGTACAAAGCATTGCAAATCGGCAAGGTAACAAGAGTTTTAAAAGAAACATCCGTAGATTGCATTTTAAATTCGGATCAAAACAATTTTACACAGGATAAATTTGAAGAAAAATTAAAAAAAGGTGGAATTAAAATTAAACAACAATTATCTACTGGACAAGTGATTTACGATTTTAAAGTTGGCGATCAACCTTTCTCTCCAGCATGCGATTATATGGCGGATTGCAATTATGATTGCAGACCAGACAAAGCGATTACAGAAAAAGAGTTGAATGAAGACACGTACAATGAGAATTTTATTACTATGAATTCTGAAAGAATTTTGCAGCGCATAAGAATGTTAATGAAGGAAGCCTTTTTTTATAAAAAAGATGTATTGTTGAGAGAAATTAGAACACCCAAGGAATATCCATATGTACAAATTTATGCAGCTTTAACTTATTTAATTGAAAATAAAAATGAGTTTATTGTAGATAAGTATGGGCGTAATGGTAGATTAATCAATATAGGAGAATATTATTTGTTCCAACCAATTGAACTTTTAAATGAAAATGTATCCATTTATGAAAGATCCGTTCCTATTGATTATAAACATGGTTTTGTTGATTTTCAAATTAATCAAAATATTGTGAAGCCTGTGATAGATAAAGGTAATTTGAAAACGGTTTTCATTGATGAAGAAAATCAACTTCCTACCATCGTTGAAGGCAAAAAAGTATTTGAAACAATTAGTGAAAATTTTAATTTAACTCGTGAATTTAGCAAACCTGGTGCAAAGGTTCCGAGAGGTGATGATAATTGGTATAAACACTGTGGCGTTGCTATGAGAAAAATGTCAAAAGAATATCCGGATAGCAAAGAGCATTTGTTGGAGTTTATTGTTGGACATCAAATAGAATTGTTAATGTACGAAGACAAATTAAATCTAATGAATTATATTTATTCATTGGATACAATAGAGAGAAATAGTTTGGAGTGGCTTATTAAAGAATATTTTGAGAGAAAAAGCATTGTCACCAAAAATACGGTTGCATTTATTCTTTACAATTTGAATAAGAGAAAAATTGTCTATTTGAATGATGATAATCATTGGGTAGAAATGGGTTTAGATAGTCAGAGAGAATTGGCAGAAACAAAAGAAGCCAAAAAAGTATTGCAATTTAATCCAAGCGATTATAACAAGTTAGTTGGATTTTTAGGATATGAAAAGAGTAATAGATATCTTGTATTTAAAACAAAAGATCTGGATTCTAAACGCGATACGGGTGCTAGATGCGACGAAGCGGGTAAAAATAAAACACTTGATATTTTGAATAGAATTGTAGGCGAGGATAAATATACTAAGGAAAATACAAAATTGATCAAAGATGATGACGGCAATGTTGTAAAAGAGGCGGTGGGTCATGTTGAATTATGTGTGTTACAGGAATTGATATTACGTTATTTTGATTACATTGTGAAAGATGGTAAGAAGTGGTTTTTAACTCCAGAAATGGCTATTTTCCATAAGATGTACAATGTTATTGTGAAATAAGAATGATATGATTATTTTATTTACTATTTATTTTTTATTTTATAAATTTATTTTATTTGGAAAATAAAATAAAATTGAAAACAACTCAAAGATATTATATGAAGTAAATATAACAATGGATAAAAAGATGAAAAAGAGAGAACAAGTTATTTCCCCCATTTATTCGCGTTCGCTTTTGACAAGAAGTGTTATGCTACCTATTACAACAATTGGTAAAAATATTAACGAAACGATGCAATCTTATATTTCGGCAAATTTTGAAGGAAAATGTATTGCTGAAGGTTATGCAAAGCCAAATTCATCCAAGATAGTTACTATATCCAGCGGCGTTATTGAACGCGGAAACCAAATTTTATTTAATGTTGTCTTTGAATGCGACATTTGCTTTCCTGTAGAAGGGGCACTTATTCAGTGTATTGCAAAGAATATTACAAATGCCGGTGTGAGAGGTATTAGTGCAGATGATTTCCCTTCTCCTGTAGATGTATTTTTGGCAAGAGATCATCATTATCTGTTATCAGAAATGAATGAAATCAAGGAAGGAGATAGCTTTGTAGCAAGAGTGATTGGTCAAAGATTTGAGTTGAATGATCGTCAGGTATCTGTGATTGCTGAATTAGTTATTAAACCCAAAGACAAAGAATTGCTAAAAAAGGCGTCTGCTAAGGAACCTGCCAAACCAAGAATTGTTATTGAAGATGAATAATAAAATCATTTATAAAAATTAAAAATAAAAATAAAATTAAATATTTTTTAATTTTTATTGCATCATATCATTCACTTTTGTCTGTCTTACTATTGATTAGGCTGAGAAGGGTACTCTTCTAATAATCTTAAATATCACTCTACAATATATGAAATAATAAACCATTTAAAAACTAAACACAAAAAACAATTAGATCAATATGAATAATTACATATATGAAAATCATAATTCAATATCAAAAAAAAAATGTCAAAAAATAATAGATTTATTTGAAAATGAAATTAACACAAAATATGAAGGTGTAACACAAGCTGGGTTAAATAAACAAATTAAAAATACAACGGACTGCCTTATTAATAAAAATGATCCTAAATGGACAGAAATTCACAATATGCTGTCTCTTGAATTGCAAACAAATATTAAATTATATCTAAATAAATTGTATGAAAATGCATTTGATGAAAAATATACTTATTTTAAAGATAAAAATTTAATAACAGAAAATTTTATGATACAAAGATATATTAAAAATCATGGAAAATATGTATATCATCATGATTTTACAATAACTAATGGTAATGCAAGAGCAATAACATTTTTATGGTATTTAAATACTATAGAAGAAGGAGGTGAAACAGAATTTTGGGGAAACTACAAAATAAAACCGGAAGAAGGAAAGCTTATATTTTTTCCAGCATCATGGTGTTATCCTCATTGTGGAAGTGTACCATTAAGCGACAATAAATATATAATAACTGGTTGGTTGTATGAACATTCGCCTCAATTAAATAGTATAGAATTACAAGATAAATTTATTCAAAGATATATGTACGATGGATATTTTACTGAAACTGAATGTGAATGGTTAATAAATGAAATAGAAAAATATTATAGCAACAATAAAACTTTATCTAATGATATTTCGTTTGAGTTAATAACAACAATAAATAACTATATGTTAATAAAAATTAAAAAATTATTAGACAAAATTAAAGATTTTTATTGTTTGATGAATATAAATATTATAAAACTATCTTTTATTAGAAATGAAAATATGGATTATACTGAAAATAAAAAAAATATATTAAAATTTTATATTCCGCTAAGTGAAAATATAGAATTTCATATGAATGATAATACAACAAAAAAAATTTTATTAGGAAATTTATTTTTATTTTCAGATAAAAAAGTAAATTGTAGATTAAACTGCAAATATTATGTATATGGGTTAATTGAATGCAGTTAAAAATATAAATATATAATGCCAAATCCGCCACTTCCGTTTCCGCCTTGCGATGATGTATTTACTCTTCCTTGACCACATCCAGATCCACCTCCTCCACCACCAGAAAAAATAATAGATGTTGCAGTTGGCGCACTACCACCAGTTGTACCAGTGCCATTGCTGTTTTGCGCATTTCCAGTACCTCCAGTACTATTATATGGTAGATACACACCACTATTCGCGGTTTGAATATTCACATCTGTACCAGTCCCTCCATTTCCTCCTCTTCCAGGGGTGCCTTTGATTGCGCCAGCTCCTGCGGAACCAGGATTACCATTATATACTGATGTAAAAGATGTAATATTATTAGTATTAATAGATCCTCCATTGCCACCTGGACCCCCACTACCAACAAGATTTGCATTCCCATTATTACCACGAATGCCTCCTCTTCCACCGCCAATAGTTAGTAGCCCTCTTCCGTTGCGTCTTAAAATTGTGTCTCCTCCGTTACCACCATCTCTTGCAAGATTATCATTAGCAGTTGGAGCTCCAAGTCCAGGACCACCCACCGTTATTTCTATATTATCTCCTGCTACAACTGGATAATTTTTCAATACTACAATAGATCCAGAACCTCCTCCTCCACCTCCTCCACCAGAATCATTATTATTACTATTGTCGGCATTTCCAGTAGGTCCGCCGCCACCACCGCCGCCACCACCAGAAGCTAATATACCAGATATCGCATTAAAACCAGATGGAACATTAAAATTTAAACTAGAATTTGAACTCTCAGATTTTGCACTACATTTATTACTTAAACTTGTCCCATTTTCAAGATAATTGATATTATTCGCAAGTTTTTCAAAATTGCACTCAGGCGTACTTGATGTTGGAAATCCCACATAAAGAGTGGTAACTTGACTACCAGTTGTATCTATTAAATTAGCTAAATCATATGAAGTTCCATTAAGCGTTATAAAGTATTTTGACATGAATATATATAATATTTATTTTTTAATATATCTTTTAATTTATACTATAAAAAATTTAAAAAAGCACATTTTATGCTTTATTAAATTTACAACAACCTGCATAACTCATTATGATAATGTACATATATATTTTATTTTACATCACAATTATTTTTATAAATATTTTTTTCCTTTTCAATTAATTCAGGTTTATCAAATACTTTTTTCTCTCTATCATTAGGATCCAACTCATCATTTTGTTTTGAAAAAGAAGAATGGTTGTCTTTCATTTTTAACCATGTAAAGTTTCTTTCCAAACCGTCTTCCATATACATATAGTAGCTATAAATATTTTATTTTTTAAATAAAAATGATATAAAATATTTGCAATAGTTTATATTATTCTAAAATATGCATTTCAATAGAATTCAACACTTTATGAGAAATATTTTTCATAATGGAAAGTTAAATAGAGAGAAAATGATAAAAAATAAAAAAATATACAAAATCACAAACTCAAAAAACAATCATAATCTTATTATCAAGCGGAAGTTATCCATTCATGAAAATCCTTTTCCTGATGATAACAAGGGTGGCGGTCCTAATATTATTCTTTTAGCAGCCCTCGTCGTGGGATTGATTTCCCTCCATTCAAAATAATACTAGCGTTTTGAACCGAGCATTCGTTTGCCGTCCAATTTGATATTTTACATGGACCGCAATGGTCTTCATTTGCCAAATCTATTTTTATATCTATTTTTTTACTACAATAATCCAGTTGCCATCTACCTAATGGTTTTACGGTTTGTTTAGGCATAAATCTATTTATGATATTGATAAGTGCTCGCATGACTTATAATAAATAATACATATTGTTTAAGTAGTTGTTATACATTTTATTGCTTTCTAAATGTAAATCTTAATGAAAACAGTATAAAAACATCGTTTGTATTATTTATATTTCAAAAATGGAAGTTACTGTTTCAACAAACGACATTAATAATTATTCTGCGAGTGAATTAAATTACATTCGGGATGCGATTGAAAATATGAATAAGTTCAATCAAGTAGAAGTGTTGCGAATTCTGCATAAGCACAAAGATATTACATTAAATGAAAATAAATATGGTATTCATATTAATCTTTCTGAGCTTAGAAAGGAAGTTCTAGATGAGCTACAAATATACATGAATTATGTAAAGACACAAGAAATCAACCTTAATAAGGATGAAAAGGAAAAGGAAAAATACAAAAACATTTATTTCGCAAAAGATAATAAAGATAAGAGTGCTTAATTTAATATTAGAGACACTATGGATTTTTTAAATAATGAAAAATATATGCTTACAACTGATGTCATACAGACTATCATTGACAATCAATTATATTTTCAAAAAATCAATGATAAGGATATTTTGAAAAAGAACCCAACAAATAAGATTTCAATGGATCCACAAAATAAAAATGTTTCATTAGCAAGTCTTAGATTTGAACCAAATGATAAAGATACCTTATTTTGGTGCTTTTATGTAATCAGACATGGAATTGAAAAATATCATATGTTAGAGAGAAGAAACTTTATTCTTGAAAAAAAATTGAAAATTGAATACATTGAGCTGCTTCGGAAAGAAAAGCAAATGCTCAAGACTTATAAATTCGCAACTTTAACTCATATTGAGGATCAATTAGCAAATCATGCAAAAATTGATTTTAAAACATTTATTACATTATGTACATTGGAAAATATTAACATCCATTTTATTAAAAACAAAACTTGTTTTACACATTTAATGAATGATACAGAAGATGTTTTTGTCATTTTTTATTTAGATAAGGATCGTTATGCATTTCAAAAAATTAATAAAAATGAATTGGTCAAATATACGGAATCATATTATGTATTAGACAATATGGATAAACCATTGAAGTCCATTGGAAGCTATAAAGTGCATGAATTAATTGATATTTGCAGCAAACTAGGAATTGAAACAATTAGATCAGATAATAAAAAAACAAAAACAAAACCAGAATTATATGAATCTATTGTTTTGCATTTATAAAAAAAATTGAACTATAATTTAAAAATATGTATTTATAATATATTACTATGAGCGAGCTAACAATAGAGGATTTTAATGGAGACAATGATTTATATAAATTTTATATTGAATTAGATGCAAAGACGAAAAGGGAAATTGAAGAAATACCTAAGTCAGAAATTAAAATGAAAACACTGAAAATGTTGGCAGACCCTAAAATAGTTAATTTAATGCGAAATTTGCCTGATACACAAATGGAAAAATTTAGAGGAATGAATATTGTTGAGAGAGCTAAAATGTTAGAAGTGCTAGAGAAAAAACTAAAACCAAAGGCACCCGTTCTAGAAGAAGATAAAAAACTTAGTATTATAATTCCTGAAAATAATGTACCTGATGATATTTTTGAAAAGGATATTGAAGAAGATGAAACAAATCTAGTTAAGAGAGAAAGTAAAGCAAAAACATTGCCTCAGAAATTTGAAGAATTAGTGAAAATTTATTATCAGCAAAATCCGTATGTTTATTCTGCATCTGTAAATAAAGAACTAGAGGTTAGGTTTGGAACAAGAGGAATTAAACCTCTTACCAAATTAAATTATGACAATGTTATTAGAAAACTTAAAGATAGCGGGTTCTCAACTGCAAATGAAGAAGGACTATATCGTTTAAGCATCCAAAATGAATACATAAATAAAATTTCTGGAAAATATGAACTTTCTAACATAAGAGCCGAAATCCAGAGTTTGGCAGCCATACAATCTTATTGCAATCATAATGATTTGGCCCAATTAAACAAGGATTTCCCTGGAAATGTTGCTTTTACAGAAAAGAAAATGATTAGAATTCAAAATGAAAAGGTATTCCCGGTGAATTTTGATGATTTTAATTTTAGAGTATCCTTACAGGACGAAATTTCGCCAAAAACCCAAGTAACGAGTTTCATTCAATCTAACTGGAAAAAAACAAAAAAGGCATATCGTTATATTAATCGTGTTACTTTTTCACATCCTGACTACCCTGTCAATGTAGATCTAAGTATTGTAAAAAGTTCGGAGAGAATAGGTCGCAATTTAAAAACCTATTATGCACTTCAAGAGAGTGATTTATTTAACAAAGATGAATCTTATGAAATTGAACTAGAAGTAGATAATAAAAGAGTTGGACCAGGAACAAAATTCAATGATCCTTTTAGTGTTGTAACGGCGATTCGTTATGTGATTAAATTAGTATTATCTGGTTTGCAAGGCACTAATTATCCGGTTTCTTATCCTGAACAAAAACAGGTTTTGGAAGATTATATGCGTCTCATATATAAACAAGATTATCAGCCTGGTAAATATGTACGCGATAACCATTTTATTGGCCCAAATTCATTTGTTTTGAAAATGCGAAATATTTGCGCGCCTGATGAAAATTCCAATGTGCCAAATATTCGCAAGGATTTTGTGGTTACCGATAAGGCCGACGGAGAACGTCATCTCATGTTTATACCCGACAATGGTAAGATTTATTTAATAAATACAAATATGGAAGTGAAATTTACGGGAGCAAAAACAAATAATCGTGATTTATATAATTCATTGCTTGATGGAGAACTCATTATGCATGATAAATACGACGTTTTTATTAATCTTTATGCTGCATTTGACATTTATTATTTTAATAATTTTGATGTAAGAGCATATACATTTATGTTACAAGACGGCGAAAAGGATATTTATAAATCTAGATATATGATATTGAAAAATTTGATTACTATTCTGAATCCTATCTCTGTAGTAGAAACGAGCGCATCTTCCAAAATAAAAACGGGGTCTCATTTGTCAGCACCAATGCGGTTTGAATGCAAGAAATTCTACCCTGAAAATGGAAACGGCAATATATTTGATGCTTGCAGAGAAATTATTACAAAAGAGAATGAGAACCGTTTTGAATATAATACCGATGGTTTAATTTTTAGTCATGCATATTTCGGTGTCGGTGCAGATAAAATAGGAGTAGCTGGACCTCTGACAAAAATAACATGGAAATATTCATTTAAATGGAAGCCTCCCCAATACAATACTGTTGATTTCCTTGTCAGCGTCGTGAAAGGACCGAATAATGAAGATCTTGTAAAGAACATCTTTGAAGATGGGATAAATAATATGCAAAATATACAGTTCAATCAATACAAAACATTAGAGTTGAAAACTACGTTCGTTCCTAGATTGCATGGATACATTAATCCATGTCAGGATATGATTGATGGCAATTTTCCAGAGTATAAAAATTTTGAAGAAAACAGCAAGGATAAAGATGCACTTCCGGTTAAATTTTATCCAACTGAAACATATGGTGACCGTAGTCCGGGTTCATGTAATATTATGTTGAAAATGGACAAAAGTGGTGCATATCAAATGTTCTCTATGGAAAATGAACTGATTACAGACAATATGATTGTAGAATTTAGTTACGATATTAATGAAAAACAAGAGTGGAGATGGAAACCATTACGAGTAAGATATGATAAAACGGCTCAATTAAATAAAGGAGAAAAACAATTCGGAAATGCATATCACGTTGCAAATGATGTATGGGATTCTATTTACAATAGAATAACGGAGACTATGATATCAACCGGAGAAGACATACCTGATTTGAGTGTCAGTACCGATATTTACTATAATGAAGACTCTGGAAAAAATTTTAAAACACAATCTATGAAAGATTTCCATAACTTATATGTAAAAAAAATGCTTATTGTAAATACTAGCAAACCAGGTGATACATTAATAGATTTAGCATGTGGCAGAGCAGGTGATTTGCCGAAATGGATATCCGCCAAATTATCTTTCGTATTTGGAATTGATAAATCAAGCAAAAATTTGGAAAATCCATTAAGTGGCGCATGTGCAAGGTATCTAAATCTAAGAAAGCAAACCAAAAACATGCCGGCGGCTCTTTTTGTAAATGGAAATAGCTCTTATTCTATTAAAAATGGGTCAGCATTGTTAAATGACAAGGCTATTCAAATAACTAAGGCCATATTTGGTTTAGGACCGAAAGACCCAGAAAGGTTGGGCAAAGGGGTTTTGGCTCAATATGGAAAAGGCGAAGACGGATTTAATGTATGTTCTTGTCAATTTGCAATTCATTACTTTCTAGAGAACCCGGAAACGCTGCAAGGATTTCTAAGAAATGTAGCAGAATGCACCAAATTGAACGGCTACTTCATTGGCACTGCATATGATGGGAAATTGGTATTTAATATGTTGAAAAATAAGAAGCCGGGCGAAAGCATTCAAATTGTTGAAGATGGTAGGAAAATTTGGGAAATCATTAAGGGATATGATTCAGATACATTTTCAGATAATTCTAGTTCTATCGGTTATCGTATTGATGTATATCAGGAGTCTATTAATCAACTCATTTCTGAATATTTGGTCAATTTTGATTATTTGGATCGTATTATGGAGAATTATGGATTCAAATTAATTGACAGAGATGAAGCGCATAGTTTAGGATTACCAGAAGGAAGTGGCTTATTTAGCGAATTGTTTATTCAGATGTTAGATGAAGTCAAGAAAAATAAATTTAAAGAAAAGAACTATGGAGATGCTCTGAATATGACGAGTTATGAAAAGAAAATATCGTTTTTAAATAGGTATTTTGTATATAAAAAAGTAATTGAAGTCAATACTGAGAAGGTTCAAATAGAATTAAGTGAATACAATGAAATGGATATTTCTAGGAATAAAGAAGAAACTAGAAATGCAGTAGAGACTGCAAAAGAAACTGTAAAAGAACTAAAACCGAAGGTTAGAAAATTAAAGGCAAAACTATTGTTAATTCCAGGAACAGAAGCCATGGATGAACCGAAGGACACAGATAAACCAAAAGACATAAAGGAAAAGGTTACAAAGAAAAAAAAGGCGCAAAAGGTAATTATTGAATCTGATGAAGAATAATATGTTATAATGATATAAATAATT